CGCAGGCAAAAAAGCTCTTGAAGCAGATGCAGAAAAGAAAAAACAGGAAGCAGAAGCCAAAGCCAAAGCAGATGCAGAAGCCAAAGCCAAAGAAGATGCAGTAGCCAAAGAAAAACAAGAACAAGATAAAAAGTCTCAAGAATCTCCATCAGTATTGCTTGCGGAGTTAAATACTAAGATGGCACAAATGATAAAACTGCAGGCGCAGACCACTACAAATACCTATGAAGGTGTTCTGGCAACCAAAGGTCTTAATAAGAATCTATACAAAGCATGAGCTGGAAAAAATACTTCACCCCTGTTAACATAGACAACACCGGCGGCAGCATGAGCCCAATAAGTGGTCGCGGTCGTCCGGGTCCTGCTCGCGCCAATTACTCCAGCTATCTACCAGATGTTTACGCAGGTTCACCGAATCGCATTGAACGATACATGCAGTATGATACCATGGACATGGACTCAGAAGTCAATGCTGCTTTGGACATACTCAAAGAATTCTGCACTCAAAAAGACAAAGAAAACGCCACACCATTCCACACATTTTTCCGCGGTGAGCCCACGGCTACTGAAGTTAAAATACTCAAAGACAGCCTACAGAAATGGTGCAAGCAGAATAGTTTTGAAACTAGAATCTTTCGCATACTACGCAACGCATTCAAATACGGTGACTGCTTTTTTATTCGCGATCCAGAAACCAAAAAATGGTTGTTTGTAGATGCTTCTAAAGTCACAAAGATCATCGTCAATGAATCAGAAGGCAAGATTCCTGAACAGTATGTGATCCGTGATCTTAACTTCAACTTCAAAGAATTCATAGCTACAACACCACATAATACTACAAACACAGCCCCTAGCGGTACTAGTTCATATACAACTGGAGGTGGTGGAGGTGGTAGAGGATTTGCAGGTGATGCAGCACGTTCAGTAGGAACAAGATTCAGTAATCAGACCAACGAAATCACGGTAGATGCCAAGCATGTTATCCATCTTTCATTGTCAGAAGGCCTGGACAACAACTATCCTTTTGGCAACAGTCTACTAGAATCAGTATTCAAAGTCTACAAGCAGAAAGAATTGCTTGAAGATGCTATCATTATCTATCGTATACAACGTGCTCCAGAAAGACGTATTTTCTATGTGGACGTTGGAAATATGCCGGCACACATGGCCATGAGCTTTGTTGAACGTGTTAAAAACGAAATCCAACAAAGACGTATTCCTAGCTCAACAGGTGGTGGAGCCAACGTCATAGACGCCAGTTATAATCCTCTAAGTGTAAACGAAGACTATTTCTTTCCACAGACTGCAGAAGGTCGTGGATCAAAAGTTGAAACACTGCCAGGCGGTACTAACCTAGGTGAAATCACAGACCTACGTTATTTTACTAACAAACTGTTCCGTGCTTTGCGCATACCTGCTTCATACCTACCTACATCTATTGATGAACAAGCCAACACTGTGTCTGATGGCAAAGTAGGCACTGCTTACATACAAGAACTGCGCTTTAACGAATACTGCAAACGTCTACAGAGCATCATAGTAGAAACATTTGATCTTGAATTCAAGCTGTGGCTTAATGACCAAGGTGTAAACATTGACAATGGCTTGTTTGAACTTAAATTTAATCAGCCGCAGAATTTTGCTGCTTATCGTCAAAGTGAATTAGACACAGCTAGAGCAGCAACGTTTTCACAGGTGGTACAGATTCCGCATCTCAGCAAGCGTTTTGCTATGAAACGATTCTTAGGCATGACCGAAGATGAGATCAAAGAAAACGAAAGATTATGGCGTGAGGAAAACGGTGCTAATATTAAAGCACCTGCCGATGCGCAGAGTCAGTTGAGAGGCATAGGTGTAACACCAGGAGGCATGGCTGCAGATGCTGGCGCTCAAGAAGCAGAAGCACCTTTAGACATGGCTGCTGCTGCAGAACCTGGAGCAGATGCCGGAGCAGAAGCAGCACCAGAAGCACCAGTTCAATAATAAATACATTATGCTTCTTAACGAATTCTTTTACTTCAACGAAAAAAACAACGACTTTGCTCAAGATCGTAGATATGAATCCAGCAGAGATCGCAGCATCATTGGCAAAAAAGACACAAGAAAGATACGTCTTACGCTGCGACAAATCAATCAACTGAGGCTTCAAAGCGAAGCACATCAATTAGAATCTCAATCTGAACTGGATTTTATAAGACAAATGTATGGAACTCCAGTTGGCGAAGAAGCAGCACCTGCATAATAACCCCGCGTTTGTTATAGGCAACGGCACTAGTCGACAGTGCTTGAATCTACGATCTCTAATGACTAACGGTGTAACCTACGGCTGTAATGCACAGTATCGTGAGTTTGAACCCCACTATCTAATAGCTGTAGATGTGAAAATGGTCAACGAAATCATTGAGTCTGGCTATAACAAAAAGCATCAAGTCTGGACAAATCCCAACAAAGGCATACAAACCAAACATAGTATAAACTTCTTTAGCCCGCACAAGGGATGGAGTTCAGGGCCCACAGCACTATGGTTTGCAGCTACTCAAGAACATAAAAGTATCTATATTTTTGGCTTTGACTATCAAGGATTGAACGGCAAATTTAATAACATATACGCAGATACATTTAACTATAAAAAATCAACAGATGCTGCCACTTATCACGGAAACTGGTTAAGTCAAACTGAAAAAGTAATTAAAGAATTCCGTCACACACATTTTTTTAGAGTCATAGAACCTGGAGCATTTATCCCGGACAAACTAGGACCTGCCCTGACTAATCTCAGTCATATCACCTACGATGAATTTAGTAGAAGTTTTCCTGATACTATATATTCAGATCAAATCAATCAAAAAACTACCATTTAACACCTGTTTGTAATCTTCGTGTTAAATAAACAACAGCCCATACCATTTGAGGAGAATACCATGGCCGACAATAAATTATTACAACAGATGCTTGAGAATCTAGTAAACGATGACCAAGCTAAAGCAGAAGAATTGTTCCACGAATATGTGGTAACAAAATCTCGTGAAATCTATGAATCTTTGATCGACAGCGAAATTGCTGAAGAAGAAGAAAAAGATGAAGACGACGAAGACATGGACGAAGCTGCTAAAGATGATGATGCAGAAGAAGACAAAGTCGACGAAGAATTTGAAGACATTGCCATTGAAGGCGATGACGATATGAGCCCAATGGGCGGAGATCCAACTGACGATCTAGAAGGCGACATCGATGCAGAAATGGATGACGAAGACATGGGTGACAAGTCTGAAGAAGAGTTGTTCCAAGATCTTGACAGTATTGTAGATGAATTACAGGCCAAATTTGATGAACTCAAAGGCGGTGACGACATGGGCGACATGGGCGATGATGACATGGGCGACATGGGCGATGAAAAAATGAAAGACAATTTTGATCTAGCCACTGTTCGTGAATACGTTGAGAAAGTTGCACCAGCTAAAATGGGCGATAACGGTGTTAACAACAAGTCTATCGTAGCTGGCAAGAATGACATGGGCGGTACAACTGCCAACATTCTAAGCGGCAAGAACGGTGCCCCTGGTTCAGAAACAGGTGAATTAAAAGGTTCAGGATTGCTGAAAGGCAAGCCGACCGAAGATAATGCTGGCAACATCAATGTCCCAGGTGCTAAGAACGGTAATGCGTTTTCTAAGAAAGAGCCCGGACATGGTGCTGAAAAAGCTGGTGCAAAAGAATCACCAGACAACAAGCAAAGCCTTTTCCGTGGTCGTAGATAATAGGACTTGACAAAGGTGAAAACTACTCTATCAGAACATTTGAGTTTTGACCAGGCTAAGATTGTCTTGGAGCGCGACGAAGGCAGCGACGGTAAAAAGTCGCTGCATCTAAACGGCATTTGCATTCAAGGAGACATCCGGAATGCAAATCAGCGTGTTTACTCTTCTGAAGAAATTGGCAGGGCTGTCAAAACGCTCAATGAACAGATCGCTGGTGGCTACTCCGTTCTTGGAGAAGTTGATCATCCTCAGGATTTAAAAATTAATCTAGATCGTGTTAGTCATATGATTACCAAGATGTGGATGGATGGTCCTAACGGCTACGGAAAACTAAAAATACTCCCAACTCCAATGGGGCAGTTGATTCAGTCCATGTTGGAAGCAGGAGTTAAACTGGGTGTTAGTTCCAGAGGATCCGGCGAAGTAGACAGTAGTGGCAAAGTGCAGGGTTTTGAAATAATCACAGTAGATGTGGTAGCACAGCCCAGCGCCCCGGGAGCTTATCCCACACCAGTATACGAACATTTAATCAATAACACAGGCGGTTACAAGGCATATCAAATAGCACAAGAAGTTCAAGGCGACCCCAAGGCTCAAAAATACTTAGCAGAAAGTCTCAAGAGAATAATCTCTGGACTCAAATAACAGTAGGAGAATCACATGCTAGACATCGTAAAACAATTGTTTGAAAACAATGTGATTTCCGAAGAAATCAAATCGGAAATTGAATCAGCTTGGGAAAGCAGAATTCAAGAAAGCCGTGATCAAGTAACCGCTGAACTACGTGAAGAATTTGCTCAGAAGTATGAGCATGACAAAGGCGCAATGGTAGAAGCTGTAGAAGCTATGCTAACAGATCGCTTGCAGGCAGAGTTAGGTGAATTGGCAGAAGATCGCCAAGGACTTATCGAAGCCCGCGCCAAGTATACTAAGAAAATGAAAGACGATTCCAAAGCAATGGAATCATTTATCTTTAATAATCTTAACAAAGAATTGGCAGAACTACACGAAGATCGCAAGACAGTTGCAAACAATGTTGCAAAATTAGAATCTTTTATCGTGGATGCCCTGGCGAAAGAAATCGCAGAATTCCACACAGATAAGAAAGATTTGGCCGAAACTAAAGTAAAATTAGTACGCGAAAGCAGAGCCAAGTTTGACAATCTCAAGAAAGAATTTATCACAGCAGCTTCCGTAAAAGTAGCAGAAACAGTGCAGAACGGTCTACGTTCTGAAATGACTCAGCTCAAGGAAGACATTGAATCAGCTAGAAGAAATGACTTTGGTCGCAGAATTTTTGAATCATTTGCCAGCGAATATGCTGCAAGTCATCTAAATGAGAAATCTGAAACAGCAAAACTTCTCAAAGTTATGATGACAAGAGAATCTGAATTGGAACAAGCAGCAAAAATGGTTGCAGAAGCACAGCAACAAGTAGCACAGAAAGAACGTGAACTACATGTCATCAAAGAAAGTAATCAACGCAAGGAAGTTATGAGCGAATTGCTAAATCCTTTGGCTGGTGACAAACGTGAAGTCATGAAAAGTCTGCTTGAATCAACACAAACAGAAAAGCTACGTACAGCTTTCGACAAATACCTACCAGCAGTAATGAATGGTGGAGCACCGGCGAAGAAAGTACTATCAGAAGGCAAAGAAATTACAGGCGATAAACAGGCACCTCAATCCAGCGGTAAAGAAGAAAAAACCGCTGAGATATTTGACATCCGCAGGCTTGCGGGACTAAAAGTTTAAGGAGAACTATAATGTCACAATTACTCGAGTCACGCTGGTCGGAAACCAAAGACGCCCTTTTAGAAGGTCTTCAAGGTAACAAGCGTTCAGTAATGGCAACAACTCTAGAAAATACCCGCAAGTATTTGGCAGAGAGTGCCACCGCTGGAGCAACATCCGCCGGTAACGTAGCAACACTAAATCGTGTGATCCTTCCAGTGATCAGACGTGTAATGCCAACAGTCATTGCTAATGAACTAGTTGGTGTACAACCAATGACAGGTCCAGTTGGACAAATCCACACTCTACGTGTTCGCTACAGCGATACATTTAGTGCGAGTGCTGGTGGTTCTACAACACCTGGCGAAGAGGCACTAAGCCCATTCAAGATTGCTGAAGGTTATTCTGGAGCCACAACTGGTAAACCAGCGTCAACAGCAGCACTAGAAGGTGTAGCTGGTAACAAGCTAAGTATTCAAATCTTGAAACAAACAGTTGAAGCTAAGACACGTAAGTTGTCAGCTCGCTGGACTTTTGAAGCTGCTCAAGATGCACAAGCCCAACAAGGCATTGACATCGAAGCAGAAATCATGGCTGCTCTTGCACAAGAGATCACAGCTGAGATCGATCAAGAAGTTCTACGTAGCTTGGCTACATTGTCTTCAACAGTATTAACATATGACCAAGCTGCTGTATCTGGTACAGCAACATTCGTTGGTGACGAGCATGCCGCATTGGCAGTTCAAATCAACCGTGCTGCTAACTTGATCGCTCAGCGTACACGTCGTGGTGCAGGTAACTGGGCAGTTGTATCACCAACAACATTAACATTGTTGCAAAGTGCTACTACTTCTGCTTTTGCTCGCACAACAGAAGGCACATTCGAAGCTCCTACAAACACCAAGTTTGTTGGTACATTGAATTCAGCAAT